ATACCATGTGTAAGCATCTGGGTTAACGACGAGGATTGTTCCATCGCCATCTCCGCCGTTTGTTGGATCAACGTATAGGTTGAGTCCTGCAACGTTACCTGTGAGTGATGTAGGCGCTACTTGACCCCCTGCGTTCATTGGCTGTGATGCTGTGTAGATTGGGCGACCTGAATCGTTAAGTGACATGATGTTTGACCATTGTCCTGTTGATACGATCATGTTACGAGCGAATGGATTTGGAAGTCCTGCTGTAGCTCCATAAACAGAAGCTGAACCGCGTGCAACAATTCCTAGAAGCTCTGCAGCTGTTGGGTATGTTGCAACTGTTGTCGCATCAAGTGAAGCACCTGAAATAAGTGCTGCGTTTACTGCTGCGTTTGTTGCCTTTGCGTATGCAGCAGCCATGTTGCGAACGAGTTCATCAAAGAATGCTGGAGATGTACGATCTAGCAATTCAACAGAGAATGTCTGTTGTCCTGCATACTTCTGTACTGTTACAGATAGGAAAGATGAGTTCTGATCTGTGTCGCTGAATGCGTCACCTTCTGGCTCAATAGCAACTGTTGGCATTTGTGTAATCTTTGGGATTTCAAATGTCATACCTGCATCAGGAAGCACTCCGCGAGAGATTGCATCGATTGATGGACGGATTGTTGTACCGAGTGGGTTGATGATTTCTGACAACTGGCGTGTTGGTACAAGACCTGCGTTGTCTGTTGTGTCTGCTGCTGCGCGTAGGTATTGACGTGCTTCTTCATCACCTAGTGCTGCGCGGATTGTGTTCTCTGCATACTTAGCAGCTGTGATTTCAATGCGTGGCTTTGTGTAGGCCATTGCTGTTACAGTTGGGCGAGCAGCTTCAACCGCTGGTGCTTCAACTGGTGTTGCTTCGACGGCTGGAGTGGTATTTTCCACGTTGGCTATCTCGCTTTCTGTTGGTTGGGTTGTTTCTTCTACGGCAGATTCTTCCGCCGCTATATCAGTAACTTGTGCAGACTTAAAGGCTGGCTCTGTTACTAAACTTACTTCGACCAAGCGAGCAGCGGACACATAAGTCACGCCATCCTTGATCTTGGATTTTAATACTTCTGCACCGATACTCAGCCCAGACTGTAATCCCTCTTCTGCAAGGATGAGAGCCTCTGTACCACGCTGCGAACGGCTAATTGAGAATACTGCGTTAATCGCATCATTTGATTCTGAGAAACTTACTGCGCGACCTAAAGGGCGCTTAACGTCATGCTGGCTTAGCAGCTTGATTGACTTAGGCTCTGGAATCTCAATTGATCCTGATTCAAAGATTACCTTGCCATAGTTTGTCGAACCTGCCTCAACGTTCAATGGCACAATCTTGCCAGAGATGGTGCGGCTAGCGGAATCCGCTGTCAGTTCAGCCGTAAGGGTTACGATTTGTGTCATTCCATACCATTGCTTCCATTAGGTGATAGGTCTGTCATTTCCATTGCTTGTTCTGTTGTGATAAGTCCAAGCGATAGCAATTTTTCAATTACTAAAAGTTCTGCAAGTGGATCAGTACGCAAGAAAGTCTTATCGATATCGAACTTGACTACATGACCGCGAGCAGTAATGTCATCCATAGATAAACGATCTTCAATCGCTGTAATGAATGGCTGCAACGATAGGCTAAGGAATTGCTTGCGCTCATCTTGGACATTTGAATAAGTCATTGAGTTATTCATTTCAGCAGAAACATAATAGGCCGGCACGTTGCAAAGGCGAGCAATCTCTGTAGCAAGATTTTGGATTGCCTCGTTGTACATCATTTCTTTTGGCGAAAATGAAACTGGTGTGTACTCAAGAGTAGAAGTCAAGTAAGCAGTTGAACGATTATTGCGAGCGTTCTTCCATGCAGCTAGTAATCCTTGTACTTCTTTAGGATCAAGGTCTGCGCCGTTGTTCTTAATGTAGCCAGTAGCCATTGGAGTACCAGCGGCAATAGCAGCGGCCTTCTGTACATCGATTGCAGCGCGGATTGTTGAAGCGCCGCTGTTAAGGATTCCATCGCCTAATGACTGGAATGTGATAAGTGAACCTAATCCATCCATCGGTAATGTTGTGCCATCAACTGCATAAGATTTAACAAATACATTATCTTTATCAAGTGTTGCAGTTACGCGAGAGTTTGCAATCCATTCAAATCGTGAAGGACGACCATCTTCGTTGTAGACTTCAACAACTTTCCAGAAGGCTTGTCCGTAGAACAATAATGAATCAACAGTCCAGGCGATTGTTACTGATCGAGGCTGTGAGTAAGAAGGTTGCTCCATCCATAATGGTGAGCCAATTTCTTGATTTGTAGATTTGCGATAAAGCTCTAAAGGAATTGCGCCGATTGTGCCAGCTAGTAAATTGCGGCATCGTTGTAGCGCTGGAATCGAGATAGCTTCGTTTCTGCCAACATAGGCAAATTGAAACGGCATTGCGAACGGAGAGTACTCACCTAAAACTTGAGGGGCGGACTGCGCTTCGAGGATTGGTTTAGTTTGTAATCCGAATGTTTGCAGTATACGACCCATGTTTACATATTAGCACACTTTGTCCAATATTTGACAATTAGGGTGTGTTGTGTCTAGGCAATAATTTGAGGCTTTGGAGCAGGAAGCATCAGCTTGGAAACAACCATCGCAAGGCCAATAGGTGCTGAGATATCGCCAGCGGATTTTCTCTTGATGATTCGCCATGCAGAGTCATTGACTTTGGCTGCACAGTTATTCATTTGCTGAATCAATTCTGCCTGTCCATTGTGGACTACTCGATGATTGACTAAGCCTTCTAATAAGTCACCACAGGCTTTGTAGAACTGCTGGCCTGACACATCCTCTGTCATTACACCAGCTTGAGAAAGTCTGTCTGCAATAGTCTGAGTGGCGTATTTGTCAAAGCAGACTAAACGCGGCTTATAGATGTCGCACCAGGCTTTAATGCTGGCTGCCATCTTCAATTCATCAATTGCCATCTGAGAGCTGTAGGTTTCTAGGATTCCAATACCGATTCTGCCATCTGGCAATAATTGACCTGCGACCAGCGATCCATTGCGCCTTGACGGACTGACATCAAAAGCAAAGACTGTATACGCGCCCACAGCCATCTCAAGTGTGTTGTCTGACGTTTCTTCCAAGACTCCATGAGGCCAGGGCGATTGAAGGCTGTCAATCCATTGGCAGAGCGTTTCTGTTCGTGTCTGCTCGATTGGGTTAGTCGCTATCGCTTCCTCAATCGATTCTTTTGTAATTATGTAGCCTAGTGCTGGATTACTCGGTGCTACAGCGCTCTTCCAGAAGTAATCGCTAGTAATGTCAATCTTGCAATACTGAGGCGCTGAGTATTCGTAATAGCCAAAGGTTTCTGGCGGATAATCCTTAGCGCGTTCGACTAAGCCATTAAGTACGCTACTAAAGTGATCACCAGCGTTGCTAGTCAAGAATGTCTGTGCGTTGGCACGTGCGCGAGTTACTGGCACAGCTGCTTTGTAGCCATCCTCTGAGATTTCGCGTATTTCATCAATCCAGAGAAAGTCTGCTGTTCTGCCACGTGGGCTAGATGAGTTATCCGAGATAACATCGAGCGTTGAGCCATTGAGTAGCTCTATTCGCTCGCCACCATTGGCGTAGCGGATTGCCTTTGTCATTGCTTTAAGTTCCGGCGTTGATTCTATGATCCATGCAATCTCTCGAAAGAGCATGAGCGATGTTGCTCGGTTGGCTGACATGATAATTAGCTTCTTCTCGCCACCATAGAACATGCCCCAGATAATACGGACTCTTCCTAAATGTGACTTTCCGTTTTGACGACTTATCAAAAGCAGCGCGGTCTTGATCCGATATTGATTCTTTTTATTGACCATAAGCATCTGATTAAGGACGAACTTCTGATAAGGCATTAGCTCATCCATCTTTAGACGCTCAATCATCTCTAGAACTTCACCAGCTCTAGATTTGCCTTTGAGAAGTGGGCTGTGAACCCTCGGTTCAGTTGCCCCTCGTAGCGGCTGGGCTTTCTTGGGTTTATCTGTCATTGACTTGGATTAGGTCGAATCT